GTACACGCCGCCCCGCGTGCCGAAGAAGTAAATTACCCCGCCGGAATCACGACACCACGGACGGCCCCACGGCATTCCGATACCATCCACCACGTTGTCGATCCGGCCACCCAGCATCGGGTCACCAGTCATCTGCCAGATGCTGTGGTCGCAACCCCACACCAGGATGTCGTCGTTCACCGGGATCATGCACCGGATCACGTCGGGACTCTTTCCGGCAGGAGCGTTCACACCAGACACCGCCTGAGTCTCGGTGAGGACGTTGGGCGTGTAGTTCCAGTCGTCGGCGTCACCCTGCTTCGACATGTAGTATTCCTGCGGGTCTCCCTCCACACCCGCCATCACGATCCGGCTGCGCCAATTCTCGATCAGGGTGGGCTTGCGGCCATTGCTGTCAGCCGGAAGAGTCCCCGCTGTCGGACTCCACGCCGCCACCTTGTTCGTCGCCGCATCGTAATACTTGTTGTTCAGTCCATCCGTGAAATACAACTTTGAGCCTAGCTGGGCAGCGAAAATGACAGCACGGCCCGGATCAAGGGCAGGAGTTCCAGTAGAACCACCGCCGTCCGCAAGTGCGTACCAACCATCAGCATCGAACTCCTTCACCACGCCACCGGCAACACCCAACTGCTTGGTCTGACGGACTGACAGGCTGTTCTGTGGATTGAATTGGTAAATCGAGGCACACGACGCACCCGTCTGAACATTGTCGCCGTCGCTGATAATCCAGTCGTCAACCACCGGCTCCGCTTCAGTCACCCTCGCCACGTTGTTCGAGGCGTTGTTTCGGAACAGGCGGAAGCCACCCTTCTCGTCCTGGTACACGTTGTTCCAGTTGGTGATACTGTGAGCATCCGAGTCGTTGATCTTTGTTCCGTCCGAAATGCTCACCGTGGCAAATGATTTACCTCCTCCGTAAACATTTCCACCCACCACGCCCAGTCGTGTGCCGACGTAGTCATACGCCAACGCACGGCTGGTTCCCGCATTGGTCTGCTGCCATTGCTGCGTGCCCACGCTGTTCATCTTCGTCACGACGTAGGTGAACGATCCCGTGCTGTACCGGGACAGGCAGTAGAAGTTGCCGTTCTCGTCCACGGCAAGAGACAATTCCTCGTTGTTCGTGTGGGCCGTGGTTGAGCCGGTGCCGTACGGCTGTAATTCGCGAGCGTACATCTGCAACCCGTTGTCCAGATTGATCGCCTGAAGACAGATGCGACCGTCGTGGGCCAACTTGAAGTCACCACCCGTTGCCGTGGACGAGAGCGTCACAACCTCTGCCGTGTCACCACTGCCCTCGGTTGTCTTGGTGATCGTCAGGCTTCCACCCGTCAGGTTGTCCGAATTGATCAGGAACTCGACAACATCCTGGTTCACCTTGTCCCCCTTGAAGGTGACCACCACGTCATCCGTGTTCAACGGCCCACCCGTAACGCCGACGTTGCTGGTGGTCAGATGAGCCATCGCCACGATGGCCGTCTCGATGGAAGCAGCCGAGTCGTTCCAGTTGATCGCATTGCTGGTAGTCGTGGCTACCGCTGTGGCCCCGCTGTTGTTGTAGCACAGCATCGCCAGCATTCCGTTACCGGCCACGAACGGATTGGTGATGTTCGCGGTCTCACCACTGCTGGGGTAGAAGTCCTTGTGATCAGTAGTGCCTTGATCCTCGGACAACAGCCAGTAATCTGACTCAGTCCCGTTGCCGCTGGTCGTCTCTCGCAACTTCCCATCGGAAGTCTTCACCCGGTAGATCGCCTCGCCGGTCACCCCGCTGATGTTTCTGGCCCAGACGTAGACGTAATCACCAAACACAACCAGACCGGCCACCTGGCGTGTCGCTGAACTCAGTTGAACCGAAGGCGAGTTTGCATCCGTCCAGTCCCACGAATCAACACCAAGGGCGTTGGTCTTCCGCATGATCAACTTGTCTGCGGAAGACACGCAGGCGGTATACAGAAACCCGTCACGACCCCATTGGCCCAGTTGGTACGTCTCGGTTACGTCGCCCAGAGAGGAGCCAATGGTCCCAAGGTTATCCACAACTGCAAACGACCCACCCGTATCCTCACGGATTACCGCATGACCACGGCCTGAGAGTGGCGTGAACTCCGAGTAGGCCAACTGGTGAATCGTCTGGATCGACGTACTCGCCGTGTGCGCAGTCGAGACGTACTTCGCCAGTCCCGCTCGCTGACCACCACGCGCCCTGCCGCTCGCCTTCGAGTTCCCGCTGGAAGGATCAGTCGAATTGGCCGGGAAAGAACGGACGTTCTGAACGTCCACGGATGTGCCGCGAGGCTGGTCCTCGTAGCCATACGTCTCGTTGAGTCCCTTCACCGGAAAGGGAAGTTTTACGCTTCGCCTTTTGGGAGGCATCCGTCTTCTCCCTAGACATACTTCTTCTTGCCGTCTGCAAGGTAGTAGTGTTTCGTCTTCACAGACCAGTCCACAGCCATCTTGTACCCGGCATTGTGGACAGCCAGCCCCCACGACTGATCTACATAATGCACCCCCTCATGCTTGCGATCCACGCCCAAGGACTTGATCACGGGCGTCTTGGTCAGCCAGCACCCAAGATGACTGCTGCCGATAATCTCGACCCCAAATTCCTTCTCCTCTACAACACGCACCACACCAGTCTCTGGCTGAAAGTTTCCACCAACCTGGTACGTCCTGCGAAGATGCCACAACACCGGATAATTATCACATTTCCTGCGGTTGTTCATAGAACCCACAACAGTCGCAAGATCGTCTCTCGATTCAGCCAAAGCGTGAAGCGTCTCGTAGGAACCCTCTGGTATCTCCACGTCGTCCTCGACAATCATCGTGTATGGCAGATCAGCGATCTCTTCGTTGAGGAGACGCTTGTAAACCGCCCACACCCTCGCATCAACCGTCAAGGCGTCATCAGTCACGTCAATCGTACTGGGAGGATTGTGATCCACCAGAAGAATATAACTGTCGAACTTCTTCTTCACTATTTCCGATAACTCAGCAGAGAACTCGTGATCACAAGAATTGTCGTAGACCACATAGTGAGCCTCGGAGATAGGAAGCCTGTCGATTCCTCGAAAGTAATCGTCAAGACAAAAACTCTTCCCAGAGAACGGGGTCACAAGGTTGAAGGTCTTTCCAGACAGCGAGAGCCTCTCTCCCACAACCTCAACCAGTCTCGGATCGTGACCAGGTGTCGTGTGGATTGAGGCCAGTCGAGCATCCTGACCAGACATCGAATACGCCGGAACCATCCGCCTGTGGCGTATCGAGAACTCAGGCTCAGACGATACAATCTCCACTGTTACCCCTTCAACGTGACAATGCACGTCTTGGCGTTCGTCGCTGCAACCATCCGAAAATGATTTGCCCCGAACAATTCGTCAGGCAGCGGATACCCCTTGTTGATTTCCGCCGTGATCGACACCGCCGTGCCCCCGCTGTCTTCAAGAGCGTGGTACGTCCCGCCCTTCTTGTCGGAGACCTCGAAGGTGATGTTTCCAATTGCACCCGTGACGTTGGGGACGTACACCACGCCACCAGCGTATTCCGAGAAATCGACCTCCGTGGAGGACGTGTTCGTAGTATCCACCACGACACTCGACAGGGTGGTAGACCACCTGTGAATTCGCTTGGTCATGCCTCACCCCCTTACGCAGACGTTACGGTGACCGTCTGGGTTTCAGTGGCCAGAGGAACGACGATCCATGATGTCCCGTCACACACGGCACGGAAGCCGCCACCGATCTTCTCATTCGTCGTGGAAAACTCGATCTTGTCGGCGGTCAGATCGTTGAACACCACGAGTTCCTCGTCCTGACCGGCAATGATCAAGTCCTGGTCGGCCACCGCGTAGAACTCCACGATGCCCCCGCTGGAGTTCGCAGCCTTGGGCAGCGTGAAAGTCACGCCAGCCGCCGCGCCACGGGTCGTGAAAATACTGTCGAAGTCACCGGCAACCACCGTGTAATCGGCGGTCTTCGCCTTGATCTCACGGGCCGATTGCAACAGGCGAAGTACGTTCTTGCTACTCATGTCTCGTTCCTTTTGACATCGTGAAGGATGGTCCGGTTCCCCGACATGGGGCAGGGACTCTCACCCTGTACCAACCGGAAGGCTACTCGTTCTTGTAGGTCACCTGACCACTATACAGGAATTGGCGGTTCCGGTTGAACACCGGAATCCCATCAGAGTCATCACCATTGTACCCAAGATGCTCGGCCCGGTTGTCCTTCGTGTCGAACATGATCGACGACACCAGCGACTCCTGAAACCTCGCGAACATCGGGCCACGCTCGTCATCCAGTCGCCGCTCGGCCTCGGACAGGCACGAGTACAGGATCGTCTCGGAGTGATCGCTTCCCCCGTACAGGTAATCCGTGCCGGAACTCGGCTTGTTCGGTCGGACCCGGTAGCGGTACGTCACCGTCGCGGACGACGTGATCGGGGGCCAGAAGAGAACCTCCTGCCGTGTACCCGTCGCCTCGGCAAACACCTTCGGACGAATCGCTGCGAATTGCGGATCGCCTCCCGAATAATTCTTGTATCGGTCCCTCTGTCGTAACTCGCGAATGCGAGCCTCGCCCACCACCTGGCAGGTGTACCATGCGTTGTCTGCCTGAGCGAATGTGAACGGTCCCAGAACCCTCCCGAAGTCATCCGGCAAGTCATAATCATCCTGATGCAAGTCATACGACGCACCAGCAGACACATCAGACGCAGAACTCGTGTCGTCCAGTGTCAACTGCGTGTCGCTGTCTCTGGTGGCAACCGAGTAATCGGTGCCGCTGATCTCGATCATTCCTGCCGCTGCCCACGCCGGAAACGTACCGCCAACT